ATCGGGTCTAAAGTAGACGCAGGATACGCTGAGACTCCAGGTGCACAACCATCTTACGATGCAATTACTGATTTATCAGTAGGTGTAAAGAAAGATAGTGGCAAACCTGAACAAGCTGGTACTGACTATAAGAAAGTAGCAGACATTTCTGAAGAAGAAAATCCATTCGGTGATGACCAAGAAAGTGACAAAGATGCAGAAATTGCAGAATTGAAAGCTAGATTGGCAGAATTGGAAGGTCAAGATTCTGAAGAAGAAGAAAATCCATTTGCGAAAGCAGAAGGTGAAGATGAAATGGGCATGGATGACATGGGCATGGATTCTGAAATGGGTGACGATTCAATGGACATGGGTTCTGACGATGAAGAATCAGAAGATGACATGGACTTAGAAGCTATCATCAGAGAATTAGAAGCTCAATTGGGTGATGACGATTCTGAAGAAGAAGGCATGTACGAAGCAGAAGAAGAAGAAGAAGCTAAAAACGAAAATTTAGCTGATGGTTCTGAAGCTGGTACTGACAAAGGTGAAACACCAAAAGTTGTTGTAACTAATGAAGCTGAAGAAGATGACAAAGATGTTGTTGACTTAGAAGAAATCTTACGTGAGATGGAAGCTGACATGAAAGATGACAAAGAAAAAGTTGACGAAGCTGAAGAAGCAGAAGAAAAGGAAAAAGAACTTAACGAAGCTTACAAGGTAATCAAATCTTTACAAAAAACAATCAACGAAGTTAACTTATTAAACGCTAAGTTATTATTCGCAAACAAATTATTCAGAGCACACAACATGACTAACGAACAAAAAGTTAAAGTGATTGAAACTTTGGATAGAACAAATTCAGTTAGAGAAGTGAAATTGGTTTACTCTACATTAGCAGAGAATTTCAAATACTCATCATCTAACAAATCTACTAAAAAATCAATTTCTGAAGGAATCGCTAGCAAAGTAACAAAATCTACTAAGCCAGCAGTATCTAAGCAAGTAATTGCAGAAAATACTCAAATCTCTGACAGATTTCAAAAGTTAGCAGGTATTATTAAATAAAAATATTAAAAAACAAAACAATGGACATTAAAAAATTAATGACTGGCGCAAACCCACAAAGCGTAATGCTTGAACAAACTCGTGGTTTGAAAGCTAAATGGGAAAAAACAGGCTTACTTGAAGGAGTAGGTACTGAAACAACTAAGCATGGTATGGCAGTAATGTTAGAAAACCAAGCTAAACAATTATTAGATGAGGCTACAAGAACAGGTACATCTTCAGGTTCTGAAGAGTGGGCTGGTGTTGCGTTACCTTTAGTAAGAAGAATCTTCGGTTCTATCGCAGCTAAAGAATTCGTTTCAGTTCAACCAATGAACTTACCTTCTGGTCTTATTTTCTACATGGACTTCAAATATGGTTCAACAAATGATACACAAAAACCAAACGCAGCAACTGGTACATCTGGTTCTATGTTCGGTAATGGTGGTTCTTTCGGTAAAGATAATTTATCTCCTGCAGGAAACAAATTAGGTTCTACTCAAGCAGCAGAAGGTGGTTTGTATGGTGCTGGTAGATTTGGATACACAATCAATGACGTAACTGCAGGTGTTACAGCGGTAGTAGCTTCTGGTTCTGCATCTGATTTCTTAGGTAATGAAACATTATCTGCATCTTTCGCAGCATATCCAAACAATTGGAGAAAAGTAACAGTAGGTTTACCTTCTAACGCTGATTACAATGCAGTAAGAACATTTAGAGTTTCTGGTTCATCAGCAGTGTCTCATTTCCCTGAATTGACTACATTGACTAATGGTTCAGCTTCTTTCTATGTATCTTCATCTGCAGTTCCAATCGTTGCAACTGATTTTACAACTCAAACTTTAGCTTACTCTAAGCAACCTGATGACATCTCAAGAGGTGACTTCGAAGATAGAGGAACTGATTTAGCAATCCCAGAAATCGAATTAGAATTGAAATCTGAACCAATCGTTGCTAAGACAAGAAAATTAAAAGCAATTTGGACTCCGGAATTAGCTCAAGATTTAAACGCTTACCATAGTGTAGACGCTGAAGCTGAGTTAACTCAAATGTTGTCTGAATACATCTCTTTAGAAATCGACTTAGAAATCTTAGAAATGTTACAACAAAACGCTTTCACTACTGACTATTGGTCAGCAAGAGTTGGATACGATTATGATTCTGCTTCTGGTAGATTCGCAGTTGATTCTAACGCAGCAGCTGCTTCTGCTTACACAAAGAGCACTTGGTACCAAACTTTGGGTATTAAATTACAAAAAGTTTCTAACAAGATTCATCAGTTAACTATGAGAGGTGGTGCAAACTTCGTTGTTGTATCTCCAAACGTAGCTACTATTTTAGAATCAATGAATGGTTTCTCTGCTAACCCAGGTAAAGACGCTTTATAACTTCTTCGAAACAGGAGCAGTTTACGCACCATATGTACCATTGATTATGACTCCATTAGTTTATGACCCAACTAACTTCACTCCAAGAAGAGGTGTTATGACTAGATACGCTAAGAAAATCGTTAGACCAGAATTCTACGGTAAGATTGTCGTTGATGGTTTAAACACTTTATAATCTTTGAGTAGATTAGATAAGTAATAGACTTACAATAAAGAAAAAGGGAGAGTAGAAATACTTTCCCTTTTTTTATTTATATAATTCATATTTATAGTAGTAAAACTATAAATTTTTAATAATGTCTGTAAACACATATTGGTCGGGTTCAACCTACAATGCATTTTTATCAGCATCGGCATCATTAGACGCAACACCATTTGGAATATACGATAATGATAATGAATTCAAAACCGATGCACCAAAAACAGCAACTTGGGTAGCTAGAAGATTGGGATATCCTATTGTTAATATTGAATTGGATAATCAACAAATTTGGGCATGTTTTGAAGAATCAACTTCGGAATATTCTGCACAAGTAAATCAATTTAATCTTCGTAATAACCTTGATATTTTAAGAGGTCAACCAAAGAATAGAGTTGCAAATTATTCACAAACTTTGGTGGATGGTTCATTCTTACCTACGGCAATTCGTATGTCACAACAATACGGAACACAAGCGGGAGTGGGTGGTTCAACTTCAATACAAAAAGCATATGTTGATTTAACTGCATCGGTTCAAATATATGATTTAATGAATCAAGCGGTGGATACTAAAACTAATTTAAAATTTAATCAAATATTTAGTGGGTCATCTACGGTCGATGTAACAAAAGTATTTTATGAAGCAACTCCTGCAATTACAAGATTCTTTGACCCATATTCAGTAGGTGCGCAAGGTACATTGAATTTAATGAGTGAATTGGGATTTGGTAATTATTCTCCTGCCGCACAATTCTTAATGATGCCGTTGTATGAAGATATATTAAGAATGCAAGCAATTGAATTTAATGACCACATCCGTAAATCAACATTTAGTTTTAATATAGTAGATAATAAATTGGAAATATTTCCTGTTCCAAGTGGTATGGGATTGACTAGAATTTATTTTGAATATATGAGTAGAGATGAGTTTGAACATGATTCACAAACTATTCAAGCAGATTCACTTTCCGATTATTCCGACATCCCATATGATTTTATTCAATACTCAAATATAAATGAGGTTGGTAAACAATGGATTAGAAAATATACTCTTGCATTAACAAAAGAATTATTAGGAGCAATTAGAGAAAAGTATTCATCAGTTCCAATTCCAGATGGTGATGTGAATTTAGATGGTGCAGCTTTAAGGTCAGAAGCACAAGTTGAAAAAGATGCATTGATAACACAATTGAGAGAAAATTTGGAAGAGATGAGTAGAAAGAATGTGATGGAAAATAAAGCACACGAATCCGACCATCACCAAGATATGTTGAGAAAAGTTCCTTTAAAAATATATGTAGGATAATATGCCAAAGTTTTTAGTAGGTAGAGATATCGAATTTTTTAGAAATGTAGCTAGAGAACTGGTTGATACGGTTGTCGAAAATACTTGTGTATTGTTTAAAATAAATTTGAATGAAACAAAAGTAAACATTTATGGTGAAGCTATGAATAAAACATGGCATCCTGGAATTGAATTATATACATTGATTGATAAAGAACCTGAATCAGCTAGATACGAAGGATTTGGTTCTGATACCGACCAAAATATAACTTTTAAATTTGATAGATTGTTATGTGAAGAAAGAAATGCATATCCTGAAATAGGTGATATTATATTTTTTAATGAAGCTTATTTTGAAATTGATAATACAACCGAAATACAATTAATAGGTGGTTTGCCTAATGATGGTAGAAATTGGAGTATAGTATGTACAACATTTATGGTATCTAAATCTAATTTAAATATCGAAGAAAGAATAAAATAATTATGTCAGTAAATCCACTAAAACCGAATTTAAATAGAGGAAATGAAATCAAATCTACAAAGAGTGATTTAAAACAAAGTATTAGTCTTTTTGATATAGATTATGCTATGATGTCTTATTTAGAAGATACCGCTTTACCTGCATTGGAAGATGGAAATGGTAAATCTATAAAAATTCCTGTAATATATGGTAATTCGGAAAGATGGAATGGTTCTCGTAGACAGGGTGTATTTAGAGATGCAAAAGGTAAAATACAATTACCATTGATGATGATTAGAAGAACATCAATTGCAAAAGATGATACCATGCCAATGTTAAATAGACATGTATCATATCAAGGTATAACAA